ACAGGTATCGAAGGAATTCCTACAGCAACTATTGTGCCGTGGTCTTCTTCTTCAGTGCCATCAGGTTTTTTAGAGTGTAACGGTGCAGCCGTTTCAAGATCAACTTATTCTGCATTATTTGCTATCGTAAGTACAACTTATGGAGCTGGTGACGGTGCATCTACTTTTAACTTACCCGATTTGCAAGACAACGTTGCAATGGGTAAATCTGGAACTAAAGCTTTAGCATCAAGTGGTGGAGCAAACACAGTTGCAGCTTCAGGGACAGTTGGAGGAACAACAGCTAACGCAACTTTATCAACAGCACAACTTGCATCACACTCTCACACAGGTGGAGTAGGTGGTACTGGAGCCGTAGGGGGTGATGCGGCAGGGTCTGCAGTTCAAGGATCCTCTAACACAGGTAATGCTGGTTCTGGTACAGGTCACCAACACAATATGAGTGCAACTTTTACAGGAAGTGCGACTTCGGTTGTACAACCTTATTTAACAATTATTTATATTATTAAAACGTAGGAGAAATTATGGCAACTAACGCAACATGGACAGTAGTATTAGAAGACAAACTTGTTATTAAACAAAGTGGTGATGGTGCTGGAAATGCTTATACTATTGATGATAATGATTTTTGGGGATTAGCTAAATGGAATAATATTTGGGCTATTCAATATGGAACAAATAATCCAAGTGACACTGTAGAATATAGAGACAATACTCCTCATTCTTCTTGGGAAGACGCAAACTTAGGTGATTTTCAAGACTTCATTACTAGATGGGACACAGCTCACTTAGCTAAATTACAATCGGACTGGGATAATAATAATGAATTTGATGACGAAAAAAACCCTGAATCTTCAGAAGATAAAATAGCTAGACTAGGTGCAAGACCTACTTCTTATTCTTCTTAATTTAATCAATATTTATTGTATATTTAAAAGTAAGAACCATTCTTAAATCATTTACATTTCTTCTTACATCTCTAGCACAATGAGGAATAAATCCATCAAAAATTACCACTCTCCCTGGTTTAGGAATAATACTCTTAATAATTTCTTCATTATCATAAAAAACAGTTTCTCCTGAGAAATCTAAATTCCAATTTTTGTTTAAATAATACATAATCGTAATTCCTCCGATTGTATTACTATGATAATCTGTATGTGATTCGTGAACAGTTCCGTATGGATTAGCACTAGCATATGATCTTTCTAATTTTACTAAATCAAATATATTCATATTTTTTAATATTGTTTCTGTTGAATCTTTTAATTTTTTTTCAATTGTTTTTTTAAATTTTAATTTATATACAAATTTTCTCCATTGATTAATATCTTTACCACCTCCTGTAAAATGCCAAGGAACTAGATCTCTAAAGTAAAAATAATTATTAGATATATTTTCATTATCAAAAATATTATCAATTACTTCTATCATTTGATGATCTAATTTATTAGCTAAAGATATTATTCGTAATGATTTTGATTTAAATCTGTCTTGATTATATAAATAAACTAATTCCTCTGCGTCCTTTCCTATTAAATTTTTTATAATTTCTCTATCTGTTTCTAAAACTGTTTTAAATATTTCATTTCCATAAATAGAATGAAATAAACCTGCATAGCAAATGTCTTCATTACATTTCCATTTTCTTAATTTATCGTAAACATTAACTAAATGATGAAAAAAACTTCCTCTATAATGTGGTATTTGTTGAGTTTTTTTGGATATTAAATAATTTAAACAATTTATATATTTATTCATTTTATCTTAATGTCATCCAAGAAGTTAAAATATATTTTTCACCAGACAAAGGGGGATTACCTCTATGAACATATGGAAAACCAGCAGGCCAAATTACTATTTTTCCTTTTTTAGGACTAACTCTTTTTGAAAAATGTAAGAATTCTGTTTCCCCACCTTCTTCTACGTCATTTAAATATATTGTAAAAACAAAAGCTCTTCTTTCATTTTCAGTTCCTTTTCCGTGTTCAACGTGCCAAATATGATATCCTTCAGTAGGTAAAGTTTTTTGTATTTTTAAATCTGTAAAATGAAAAGGAACACCGTAAGCATCGTCAGCTCCAATATTTTTAACATAGTGATTCCAAGCCAAATCAAAATTTATCATCATGGTTTTTAAAGTTTCCCACCACACGTCTATATTGTTACCTGTTGCAAAATATTGTTGATCTTGTTTTTGTAGTATAGAGGATTTTTCAGATTGAATTCTGTTTATTGTTTTTCTAAATTTATCTTGATCTTCATATAATTTTATTGCTTTATTACATTCTTCGTCAGTAATGTAGTTATCATACACACCAATAAAGTTAGTGATATTTACTGTTTTTTCCATTATAATCTGTCTTTCATATTTTAGATAAGTGTAATATAAGATATTATATGCTACAAAAATTAAATTTCAAGCCAGGTTTTAACAAACAAGACACAGAGTCAGGAGCCGAAGGTCAGTGGACTGATGGTGATTTTGTTAGATTTAGATATGGATTACCAGAAAAAATAGGTGGTTGGTTACAATTAACAGCTGGTGGTAAAACATTACCTGGAGCAGCCAGAGCACAAGTTGCATTTACAAGTTTTGCAGGGGAAAAATATTCTGCAATTGGAACATCTCAAGGTTTATTTTTATATTACGGTAATGATTTTTACGATATTACCCCTCTGGATACAGCTATTACAGGAGGCACATTAACCACAGTTAATGGATCGAGAACAGTAACTATTAATAAAGGTTCACATGGTTTAGCTGTTGGACGATATGTAACCCTTTCATCTGTTTCAGTTACAGGTGCATCTGATTTTACATCTGGTGAATTAGAACAAGTTTACGAAATACTAACAGTGCCTGATATAGATAAATTTACTGTTCAAGCTTCACGTGCTGAAGGAGGATCTGGTATGACAGCAGCTGGATCAGTGACTGTTAATCCATATGTTGAAGTTGGACCAACAACACAAACAACAGGATTTGGTTGGAGTACATCAACTTGGAATACTTCTACATGGGGAACAGCAAGAGCAACAAGTTCTGTGACTCTAGATCCAGGAAACTGGAGTTTAGATAACTTTGGTCAAGTATTAGTTGCAACTATATTTAATGGTAAAACTTTTACATGGAATGCAGGTGCATCAAACGCTAGAACTATAAGAGCATCACTGACTACATCTAATTTTCAAACTACTAATAACCCCACAGCCAGCAGATTTACACTAGTATCAGATAGAGATAGGCATTTATTTCATTTTGGAACTGAAACAACTATTGGAGATACTTCAACACAAGATCCGATGTTTGTAAGATTTTCTAATCAAGAAGATTTAAATACATATGCACCAACAGCAACCAATACTGCGGGTACATTTAGATTGGATACAGGTAATGAAATACGAGCAGCACTTCAAGGTAAAGATTATGTGTTTGTCATAACTGATCTTGCTGCTTATGTTATTCAATTTGTTGGTCCCCCATTTACATTTAGTGTTAGACAAGTTGGTACAAACTGTGGATGTATTGGTCAACACGCAGCGACGTTTGTTAACGGTGTTGTATTTTGGATGGGATCGCAGGGTGGATTCTTTGTGTTTGATGGTACAGTAAAATCTTTACCATCATTAGTAGAAGATTTTGTATTTAGCACAGACGGAGATAATCTTGGATTAAACTTTAATTCTAGAGATGTTATCTTTGCAGGTGCAAATAATTTATATACAGAAGTAAATTGGTTTTATCCAAAAGATGGGTCTGATCAAATTGATAGATGTGTAACATATAATTACGCAGAAAATTGTTGGACAACATCATCTTTAGATAGAACAACCTACCAAGATCAAAGTGTATTTGATAATCCTTATGCTACAGATTACGATGATACATTAACACCAGTCTTTCCTGCCATATTAGGAATTACAAATAAATATGGTGCTAGTATTTATTACGAACACGAACAAGGTACAGATCAAGTCAACAGTACAGCGACGACAGCTATCCCTGCGTTTATACGATCTGGAGATTGGGACATAACATCAAGACGTAGTGCTCTTGGTCAACAAACAGGTGTTGCAGATTACAGAGGGGATGGTGAATTCTTTATGGCTGTTAGAAGATTTATACCTGATTTTAAATATCAAACAGGAGATGCACAGATTACTTTGTTTGTAAGTGCATATCCAGATGACGTGGCTGTTAGTTCTCCACTAGGACCCTTTACAGTTACGGCAGCAACTGATAAGATAGATACCCGAGCTCGAGGTAGATTACTGTCTGTTAAGATAGAAAACGATGGCACAGGTGAAACCTGGAGATATGGAACACTAAGATTAGACGCACAACCAGACGGTAGAAGATAATGGAATTTTTTTTTAATCCTGCAACAGGTAGAGTAGAACAAAGACAAGTTGATAACAATTTACCATTTAGATCAATGACTGATATGGCTAGTGAAATTAATCAGTTTCCTTTTTTATCTCCTAATCCTACAACTTCTTTAGATCCATTTAAAAATACTGTAGCACCTATGGCTGTAAATACAGGAATCCCATCAACATCTGCAGCGTTTTCTTTTCAAGATTTTTATAATCCTATTTATGATCCATATAATCCAGAAAAAGATGATGAACAGGTGGATTATATAGGCAACAGACCTAATAAAATTCAAACTGGCATAGCTAAACTATTTGAATTTTTACAAAGATTCTCACCTACAGCTATAGTTGGAAGAGGTATTGATAGTCTTAGAAACAGAATAGATACAAGAAGAGCTATCCAAAAAAATATTGACAGAGACACTCAAGGAACTCTAAATACAATTATAAGTCCTAGAATCCTGAATATAAAACCAACAGCTCAAGACATAGCGAGAGGTGGAGGTAGTATACCAACTAAAACCACTTCAAAAAGAACATCGCCTCAAGGTGGAATGCAAGCAGAAAGAACTAGATCTAGAGATTTAGGTAGAATGAGAGGCGGAGTAGGTAGATAATGGCTAAAGTAACAAACTATATACCTGAACCAAAACAAGAATATGACGTAGAAAATCAAAGACAGATATTAGAGTCTTTAACTACATTACAGAATCAACTTAACTTTTCGTTTCAACAAGATTTAAAAAACGAACAGGATGCGTTTAATTACTTTTTATCATGAGTATAAATTATAAAAATCAAGGTTTTAAACAAACCGGCACAGGTAAAACTACTGTTCTTACTTGCCCTACAGATGGAACAATTATAATTAAAAGTATTTATTGTGCTAACAATGATGCATCATCAGCTATTTTAGTAAACATGAATTTTGTTGACTCATCAGATTCTAGTACAGAGTATGAATTTTTTAGAGATGACGTGGCCGCTAAAGCGCAAGTAAATGCTTCACCTCAAGGCTTGAATTTAGAAGCAGGGGATGCTATAACTGTGCAAGCAGCTACAGGTAGTAGTAAGATACAAGGCCTGATAAGTTATGCTTTAATAGATAGAAGGAATGAAAATGGATAATTTACCAAAGATAAATTGTACAACAATAACAACATACAGAAATACAAAGACCGGAGAAATATATAAAGAGAAGAAAGAGGGACCTGATATTGTAGAGGACGTTACTGTTCAGGTTACTAAT